CACCATCTGGTGAAAGTCGGCGTTGCCTTCATGATACATTTTCACAACCTCGTCAATCTGTGGGTGCCGATCCACGCCTGTCAAGGTGGCACAGTAGTGGGCTAGCCAGCGAGGCTCCTGCGATGCATAATCAAACGATCCCCACTTACAGCTTTCTTCAGGGACAAAAAGACCGCGAATCATTTTCTTAATCTCAGGATCCCTTGCAGGAATTTGCTGTAAGTTTGGGTTGCTCGAAGAAAATCTTCCGGTTACAGTACCCCCATCATCAGAACGAAGGGCATTGAAGTCACAATGAATTCTACCGTTATGCGAATGTTCAAGAATTGTTTCAACAAAAGTAGTATTTGCTTTATTAAGTTCACGAATTTTCACAATCTTCTTTGCGAGAGGATGCTCGTGATTCGCAAGAAATTGTTTGGTAAAGGACGGCGCGCCCGTTTTTTCTGTTGTCGCGTACTTGATCCCCACAGAGTCGAAGGCTTTTGCAACAGATGTCGCAACCCACGGCTCGATGGCGACGCCGGTCTCTTCCTTCACTTCTTTAAGTAGGGTGCGCTCACGAGCGGTAAGTTCTTTTTTCGTTTGCTCTGCACGATCCATGTCTACTTTGACACCTTTAGTCTTCATGTCCAACAGGACAGGGATTAGACTTGTTTCCAGTTCAAAGATTGATGTGCATTCATCCTTTATCAGATCAGTCCGCAGACGTTCCCACAACCTCAAGGTAACGGCAGCATCCTGCTCTGCGTAGGGGCCAACATATCTAGACGGCAGCCGGAACATTTCACTTTTGGCATTGACACCAAACTCTTCTGCTGCAGAGCGAAGAATTTTTTCATCTTTGCGCTCTGAAAGATAATCACGAGCCAGTGAATCTAGGTTGTACCAGCGGCGGTTTTCATTGAGCAGCGGGGCAGCAACCATTGTGTCAATTATCTTGCCCTGTACTTCGATTCCTTCCGCCCGCAGCCACCCCAAATCATACAATGCGTTGTGCATAATTTTTTCAATGTGCGGGGTAGCCATCATTTTCTTCATCCAAGCCATTACAGATGAGCGTGGAAGATTCCCAGCGTCATGTTTGACAGGCAAGTACCATGCACTATCTCCTGCCGCTACAGCGATACCAATGATGTATCCGTCTTTTCTAGTCCAGCCCGGACCAAGAGTTGTAAGATTGGGGTCTCTGGTCTCAAGGTCAATTGATATTCTTTCGTATTGAGTGAGGTCAGGCAGTGACGAAGGCGGCGACCAGTCACTATCTGTGTTGCCCCACGCAACATCTTTTAAATCTTGCGCTAGCAAGTGATACTGATATGACTCACTCATAATAACTCTCGATATCTTCCAATGAATGCCTGAAAATAAACACAGGGGTTCTTTCCCCAACATAAGCTCCAGCTACGTTGTAGTTGAAGTAGTCGATTGCCTCATGTTCTTCCATGCCCTGTGCAACTAGAATGTCTAGACACTTGTCAGCATCATAAGCAATCACTTGCTGTAAATCCCCGCATCTTTCCGCAATGCCTATAACAGCCTCGTCAAAACCCTCTGCCTTGTAGAAAAACTTTCCGGCTTCTTTAACTAATGTCATTGGTCAATTCTCCTCCGCAGGCAAGATACCCGCATCCGTCTACCCAGTTGTCAATGTGATTCGGATTAGATGCTATCCGTGCAATCTTTAACAGTGTCATCTTGACAGCGCAGTCCATACCAACAGGCAGGTCATCAGGTTTAATGCTGTCCCACCAACACCAAGCTGTTTCGATGTTTCTGAAATTATCTTCCATGTTACCGTGTTGGGAGGCACGATCTTGTGTCACATAGCCTTTAGCCGTGTCTAATATCTCTGCTCTTTTCATACTGTAAATCCATAATTTCCTGTTGACTCGATTAGGTGAAGGTGTTTTTTAGTGCGTGTAGCACCGACGTAGAAAACCCTGACCTCGCTATCTTGGTCAAGGTTTTCTATACATGCTTTTGTGGAATCTAGGAAAAGGGCGACGTTATCCGCCTCGCCACCTTTTGCTTTGTGAATCGTCGAGATCCGGATCCTCGGACTGCCAGATAGTAATCGCTCCCCCCGCCGACGTACCGACGTAATATAGCCTATCTCCCTGTCCGACACTTTCAAGACATTCATCCACGGCGTCTCGGCATTCGCGTTCAAACTGCACCGTTCGACTATGTCGTCCAGAGTGTAGGAAAGATCTTGATCTAAAGACTCTAGGTTTTTTCGACCAGACTTCGTAATAACATTTCCGTTGAGTATCTTCGAGAAGTTCTTCAGTTCTGCTGCTGATAAGGACAAGCCTTTGCATAATTTTAACCACACCTCAATGCCATTTAAAACATTTTGAGATAGGGACCAACCAGCCCCTTCTCTCCAGAAGAGATAACCGTCTTCCTTTAGGCGGGTGGAGATCTTATTCGCAATATAGTTCGTCCGTGCTAGAATCAGCCATTCACCATTCTCCAAATCAAGTTCCATTATATCGCGATGCCAAGAAAGGTTGCCCTCTCTTTCGGTGGGTTGCCAAACTTTATTTTGTCTGAAAGCAACGCGCTTAACTAACTGGTCTGAAAAATTGTGCACGGACAACGGTACACGGTATGATTTATCAAGAACAATCTTGTCTTCGCTAGCATTCAAGAAGTCCGATACACGGACCCCCATCCATGAATATATACATTGATCGTCATCACCAGCGTAATAGACTTTCTTAGCGTTTGGAACCAAAACTTCTTTGACCATGCGCCACTGAAGCGGAGCTAAATCTTGTGCCTCATCTATAATCAATAGATCAAAACGTGGGCTGGTTCCTTGCTTAATAAAGTCCTCGATCATGTCAACAAAGTCACGCTTGTTAAGTTCTTTCTTAAACTCGCGATAGGCTTTGTCTAATACTCTTAGCTGTTGAAAATGAAGGTTGTAGTCTGCAGCGTCACTGAATTGCTGCTCAAGACTAACCTCACGAACTCTTGCCATCTGTATCATCGACATGTACTTGTCACCACCGGCGCCCGGAATGAACAGAATGCCTTCTGACATATTGTTAGATGCGTTCGCACGAAAGTCTAAACCAACAAGAGTGCCGAGGTCGTGATAGTCTTTGCCCTTGAACACATCCTGCGACCTCATACCCAGCCAGCTAAATGCCAGCGAGTGTAGGGTACGAAACCATATCAAATCTTTTGAGCTTACCGATAGTTCTGCCAGAGCTCTAGTCTTAGCTTCCTCCGCAGCCTTCTTACTAAAAGACATAAAGGCTACGCGGCTAGGATCCATCCCACCAGCTATCGCTTCTTTGACAATGCTAATCAGCCTTGTTGTTTTTCCTGTCCCCGGAGGACCAAAGATTGTGGTTTCCATTAGAACGGCACCTCCGACTTCTCAACTACGATGTCAGGTGTGGCAACCTCTGAAGCAAACTCAGGCACCCACCAAACACGAACTGATTTCCACTTGCCACTTGATGTCTTGAAACGCTTCACACCATGTGCATCTGTGCCGTCGTTCATTTCTTTGATCCGCTCCTGAACCTGCGCTCTTGTGTAACTGTCGAACTTCTTTTGACGTAGGTATTCCATAAGTGAGTCAAGTCTAAAATATGTAGCCTGTTCATCTGAATCTGTGTATGGCTTGCCGACCATGATCTCTTCAACAGTCTGCGCCTGTACACGGCCTGTGCAGTAAGACTCAATCAAATCGTGGAACTGCCCCTTGTATGTCAGTTCTTCCGGCACTTCGATCTGGTTGCAGTTTTCCATTAGGTTGTTGATTAGTATTTGCCAGTCAGTGTCCTTCGCTCGCTCTGGCATAAAGTTCAACTGCTCCATGCATGACCTTTGAAACAAACGCGGGTTCTGAAGCTCGTCTGTGTCAAGCTCCAGTCTGCGCCCGTCGATATCAAGGAACCATAACCGTGGTTCGGAAAGCACAACAGAAAGACCGCTAATCGTGGGCAGTGTACCACCGCCACCAATACCGTGCTTCAGGGTGCGGCATACATTTTTATTGCAGTAAGAAGCCATAGGCTCTTCGCTGCATAAGTAACCCCACTCTTTCTTTTCCACCTGATTCTGAATTGTCACAATCTCTGATGCCGGCAGCGGTGGGTTAAAGTCCTTGGCGTTATGCTGCTCAAGCAGAGACTTCCAGTTGATCTCATCATATTTTTTCAAAAAGATACCAAGCTGGAAAGCAAACTTGTTGCGCTCGCCTTCGCCAACACCGATCATAAGTTTGGCACGAACGCAAGGTATGTAGTCAGGATATAGATTTACTTCGCCGCCGATAGGCAGCTTCATGAACTCGTTTGGATCGATGCTAATCTCATCGACCATATCGAGGAAGGCTTCTAATGTCGCCCCGTCCCCGTCCGGAAGAACCGCCGGGCGGAGCGTCTGTTCCGCATGAAAGTACGGAAGGTTGATAAAGTTACCAACATCACCACGCTCGACCAGAACCTGTTCCTGCTTCGGAAAGATTTCGCACTTGCCATGCCCAAGCATAGCAGCAATTTCTGCAGCTTTGTCTCTGAATTGTCCTGCACTGAACCACTCCTTAAAGAAAAAGAATATATGCGCCCCGCCTGATTTAGAACGGCACACGATACACGGTACATTGTTTTCGGATAGCTGCTTGATAAGGGCAGCATGGTCTAATGGATACACGTCGATATCAAGCGCACCAAATTTGCACTTGTTTTCTTCGTTAATAGGTATCGCCCCGACGCCAGTCTTGCCGTCGAGATGTTCTTGTACAAGCTCAACAGTCAACGGCTTACGAACAACGTATGACTTGGCTTTAGTTTTTCCGGCTCTTCGTTCTTCTGATATATCTGTACGTCCATGTGCAGCGCCAAAACCAGCAAACGCTGCCATGAACCTTTCCGCAAGGGTCATAGCTTTCT